CGCCTGCTTTACCAGTTGCAAAAGCGCCAAGTGTATTAATGTCTTCTGCTAACACAATCTTCCATTGTCTATTATACTGATCGTATCGTAGTGCAAAGTCTCTGTATTCAAATGTTTGGTCAATTAATTCTACTTTTACATCGTTAATTAATACTTTAGAATAATTAGAAATTAATTGCTGTAATATTGCACCAGTTGGAATAATATCATTTAGCGCGATAGGCGCAATTCCGTCTTCATCTATAGTTGTTCCTGCACCAGAAACAGACACTATTTTAGACCACTTATAATTTGTTTTTCCTAAATGATCTACATCATTGTCATCCATTAGGGTGCCGTCTGGCATAAAATGCTTGCCGACAGGAGCAACAAATTTTAACATTGTTCCTGCTTCTACCAACCGCAAACTATTAGCAGTAAAAGTACCTACTGAATATGCATTGCTATCAATATCTTGAAGCAGGCCTAATGACTGGTTTGTACTTGTGCTTGACTGCAACCAAGTTGCATTAAGGTCACTAACAATAATTTTTGGATATTTTGCAAGATAGAAATTTTGTGTGCTTACACTTCCTAAAATTTCTTCAATAGTGTTGTATATAACACCTTCAATATCTGTTTGCGTAGCAAACGTAAACGACTGCTTTTCAACAAACTCTTCTTTGTAAATTACGCCGTCGTCTGCAAATAAACTAGTATTTGAATACTTTCCGCTGGCATCTTTTAAATCAAAAAATCTGCTTATCCCGCTTGATATTCTGTTTGTACTTTTAGTTTTAATAATATCTTGACTAATAGCAAGCGGACCAATGTTATAATCTTCACCTGTAATTAAACGATTTTGTGTATAGTATGTAGTAGGTGCATTTTGTTTAATTTCAGCATTAGTTTCAGTAGTAGTACCGTTACTAACTGTATAATTTAATTTAAGACCAATAGTAAGTGTTTGCACTGATCCGTTTCTTGCTTGGTAAGGAATCTCAATGCTTACAGTATTAATTGCACCGGGCGTTATTACACTGCGTATATTATTACTAGTTCTATAGTATGATCTAAAATTGCCAGCTGGTAAATTTCCAAATACTCCGTCACTAAAGTTTAAATTAATTCTGTCACCAATACGAGTAGTTACTGCAAATACATCTCTAGTTTTATTGAACAAACTATTATAGATAACATTATTACCTTCAGTTGAATCAATTTTTGTCCATTGGTTACTCTCAAACCCTGCGCTATTTAGTGCAAATAGCCAAACATCAGAGTCATTAATATTTTCAGCATCAATTTGAACTGCTTGGTTGGGTGTAGGGTTAGTTACTGCAAAATTTCCTGTTTCAAGTTTGCCTTGACGGAAATGCATAAAGAATCCAGTGTTAGCACTTCCAGCGCCTTGGCCGTCATCACGGAATAAGAATGCAGGACTATTGCCTGGTAGCGGAGCTTCTTCTATAATATCTTCCGCTGATAAGTCAGTACTTACAATTTCAAAACGTGTACTTATACCTTCAATACGCTTAGTAAAAGGATAAATTGCTTGCCCAGTATTTGTGGCATTTAAGCGATATTTCTGTGTTTGTACATCTGCAATTAGTGCAGACTTTAACGGATTACCAATTGAGTTAGACAACGGCAATGCTGAATTCATAATCTTGACAAACTGTTCAAAGTAATTTGAATTAGTTTGATCATTCCACTTAATAGTAATGCCTGCTAAATTTAATCCATTACTATCTAAAAGATTTTCAGTTGTCTTAATTGTATCAAACTTTAGTAAACCGTTCGCTGCTTGATTACGTCTTGGATTGTAAGACAGCATACGTGCAAGTCGTAATACGCTTTCTCTGCGTTCTGCTGTTTCAAGAAAGTTTTCTCTAGCATTCAAGTCAATACGGAATGACAGATTTTGCCCAAGGAAAGCAATCATATCAATTAGTGCAAGATATTCACTTGACTCAATATAATCGTTAAAATCCTCTGGGTAATTTTGACGCAGATAATTAATCATTGTACGACGAAGATTATCAAAGTCATAACTCTGGAAATCAGCGTTTCTAAATGATTGGTAAATTCTTTTCCAGTCTTCAGCTACTAATAACCTTGACTGTCTATCGCTTGAAGACATGTACGTTTCCTTGTTTACTAATAATATTTATCTTATAAGGAAAAGTACGTATTTAATTCTTAGCGTTAAAGTAGTCCGTTTTCTTTATCAAATTTAAAGCGTAATTGGTCAGTTACTCCAAACGGCAGCACAGTTATTGTACAATCAATCTGTATACCTTGTTCGTAAGTATCTATTACAATGTCTTCAGCTCTTATTCTAGGATCGTAGTTAATAATACGAGTAACATCTTCAATTATTGCTTCTTGTACTTCAATGGTAAATGGCTCGTATAATATATCCCATATTATTGTGCCAAATGTAGGATCACTTAATTTTTCAGTTTGACGTATATGAAAATGATTTATTAAATCTTGTTTAATAAGTTCAAAGTCATACAAACTAAAACTTTTAGCATCTGCAACTGTAGAAAATCCTCTATATTTTCTACCTACTGTAGATTTTTGTACAGGCTGACTTACAGTTACTCTTTTATACAGATTTTTTTCTAATTGACTCATACTATATTTACCCTTATTGTGCAGATGATCGATGTAGTGCTACTGTTGCAGTAGCTGCACTGTTATCTGTCGGATCTTGTGTCGGCGGATTAGCTTGTGCTTTAGCAATCTCTTGTTCTAAACTTCTAAGAGCATCTGCTTCTTCGTTATGGAATCTGTTAACAACACTATCCCTAACACCTTGTGTACTACTTTTAAAATATCGTGCGCCATTTTCTGCGCGGCGTTCTGCATAAACTGCTCTAATTAATGCCGAATCAGTGGGCTCAGTTGTAGTAGGAGGGCTTGGCGGATAACTTAAACTAGCAAGTGCTCTTTCATAGACGTTGCGTGCGCCGCCTGGACCGTGTTGTATAGCAGCAGACCATACAGTATTTTGTAATGTTAGTGATCTTTGATTTACATCAATCTCTGATTTATTTTTAATTAGTTTTGCAGCAGGTACATAATATGCAATTACTGCATACTGGTGCTGTGCTTCTTTACCTGCTGCTGTTGACATTACTTGTGCCCATGCAGCTTTGTATGCTTCGGTACCTGCTCTAGCTGCTGACGCGCCGCCGGCTGCTGCCAATTGCGATTCTAAGCTAGGGTATGCCTTAGTCAGCCAAGCATGGAATTCATTCATTACACCTCGGTTTGCTGCAAGCTGGTATGTTCCGTAACTAAATCCGCCGGTGCTATCCCATCCAATAGTTGCAGGATTTCCTCTTGATTCGTATCTTGCACTTAGTGATCCTAATTCTGGATCAAAGTTAAAGTCACTGTTATAATCACCAGGCGGTACAGGTGTTTGTCCGTTGCCGGGACCTCTTGATATATACCCTGTGCTGATGTTACCGCCGCTTCCTGATACAAATGCACTAGACGTTCTACCTTGTAAATTTTTATCAAACGTATCGGGAGTAAGCACCCGATCCGAACTAGGCAGCGCTCCGGGCGCGTCTCTATCTGTTTCTATTTTCTTAAACGATAACGGATCTAAGTTTTCATGATGCGGCCACGGTTCGTGTTGCGGCGCCCTTGCTAATATACTTTCGTATCCACTTATTGAGCCACCTGGTCTAACACGAGGTAATGTAATTGTACTCAACTGTTCAACTTGTCGTGCAGGGTTAGCTTGAGCTGCATTTGGTCCATTCATATGCACATATGTTGCAGTTTCTCTATGTTCTTTTGCACTGTTAATGTGTGTAGATCCCCCGGCAGTGAGACGATTGTCTTGTCCTGATTTAACGTGTAATGATTTAGCTGTATCAATATATTGCGACTGTTTTACGGCAATATGTTGATTGTTTCCTACAGTAATTTTACTGTTTGCGCCGACATACAAATTAAAATCTTGCTTAGATTCAATTTGTACTCTACCGCTAGCTGCACCCCTTGCTCTGCCAGTAGCCTTAATATTGACATTTCTGCCTGCTTCCATGTTTATATCACGTTCAGCAGTAATGTTTAAATCATTTTCAGTCATGATACTAACGCTATCTTGTGCATGAATATCAATTTTACCGTCGCTGGACATTTCAATCCAAGTAGTGCCGCGGGCATTTCCAATATAAATTAAATCTTCACTGTTGTGCATTAATATCTGATGCCCGGTTCTAGTTCGAAAACGCATTAGCTCGTTTTGTAGAATAGTTCTATCGCCGCCGGTTTCGTTAGCACCTTTATTTTTATAAATTGGAGGGCCATCT